AGGTTCGGTCATGTCGCCTCCGGTTTGTGCGATGATTGACCAAATTGAGACCATCCTGGAACAGGGTGGAATTCCGTCTGTCTTGGGGTTGTGTACCCTGAAGGATGAGCCGGTGAAACCGGATAAGCTCCCACGGGTGTTCATTTGCTTGCCGTTTGCAATGAATTTTGTGATGAAGAAGTATGGTTCGGCGTGGAAGTCGTTTACACGTGCGAACTTTACGTTCTTCGAGAGTGCCGTCGGCATTAACATGACCTCCGCTGAGTGCGGGAAGATTGCCCAAGTCCTGGGTGCGGTGAACCCCGGACTGGATCAGATCTTTGATGGTGATGTGAAAGCGATGGACAAGTCTTGGAGTGCTGAGTTCTTTGACAGCGTTTCTATGGTGGTCTTTGCGATTTGCACCTTGCTCGGTACGGCTCCGGATTACAACCGGCGCCTCATCCTTGCGATGAAGCATCTCACTTATTCCATTAAGAACGATCTTTTCCGTACTTTTAACAATCCGTCAGGGTGTGATTGTACGGTTGAGTTGAATGGGCTGGCGTTGTCCATTTGTGAAAGGTACGTCTACTACAAGATGAATCCGTTTAAAGGTGATTGGGAAAAAGTGATGTCGTGGTACACCAATTTCCTAGATAGCCCCATCCCTCATGGGATCCTCGGACTGGATTTTCGGTGTAACGTGGCGCTTGTGTCGTATGGTGACGACAATATCAAGGCCATGAGAATTCCTCCGACGGTGGATTACTTTGACATCTGGGAGTTTGACCTTGGCATGATCATGACTCCAGCTGACAAGGACCTTACTGCAGGTAAGCAGTTTGTTGGTAAACCCTTGGGAAAGTGCCCCTTCTTGCAGAGATCTTTGGTGTACTCCGAGGAGGTGGGGGGTTGGATTCCCCCCTTGTCCATGAAAACTATTACGAGGATGGTTTCCATGAAGAAGGACTCGACCCTTACTCGGGTAGACCATGGAGCGGTGGTGCTATCGGAGGCCCACCGTGAAATGGTTTATCATGGGAGGGAGAAGTTCGAGGTGTTTACCGCCAGGGCCAAGGCGGTTGCACAGAAGTATGGGTTA